AGATAGTTTTTTAGTGCATGATAGCATAAGATTTCCTAATTCTTACCAAGTTTTTAAGGATCTAAAACAGTCTTTAAATAAAAAATAATGACCCTATTAAGCATCGCCCAAGAGATATTACAGCAGACAAAATCTGCAACAATACCAAGCACGATTATTGGTAATAATCAACCTGTTGCTATTCAAGTTTTGGAGGTGCTTAAAAGATCAATCGTAAATCTTTCAAGATCTTACGATTGGCAAGAACTAACAAAAGAATATAGTTTTAATGCAGTTGCATCTCAGAATAATTATTCATTGCCTAGTGATTTTGACAGGATAATTAATAATTCTTTCTGGAATACAACCGACAAAGAAGAAATGATTGGTTCTATATCTCCAGAAGATTGGAGAGAACTTGTAAATAGTACTGTTGGCTCTGGTGCGATTAATGAATATTACAGATTTAGAGGTGATGAAATATTAATATTTCCTACGCCAACAAGTACAGATGGTTATGTATTTGAGTACATAAGCAAAAATATTGTTAAAAGTAGTGGCGGAACTGGTCAAACTGGCTGGCTTGCTGATACTGATGTTCCTGTAATAGATGAATTTATATTGAAATTAGATGCAACTTGGAACTTGCTAAAAGTACAAGGTAGGCCTTACGCAGAAGATCAAAGGCAAGCAAATTTAGCCTTAGCTGAAAGAGTGGGAATAAACGCTGGTAGACATACCGTAAGGCACTCAGTTACAAGGCTTAGAAATGGTAAAATTGGTTATCCTGAAATTATAAATCAATCATAATGGTATTAGAATTATTAAGACAATATCCAGGATTACAACAAGAAAGAGTAGGGCAAGCATTAAGAACTAATGTCGCCGCTCCTACTGGTGGTCTTAATACTCGTGACTCATTATCTCAAATGGAAGCAACTGATGCTCCAGAAATGACAAACTGGTTTCCATCTCAAGGTAAAGTAGTAACAAGAAAAGGTTATTCAGTATACGTAACAGGATTAAATGGTAATGTTGAAACTTTAGCAGAATTAAGAGATGGTACAACTAAAAAATTTATTTGTGCAAATTCAGACGAGATAAACGATGTCACAAATCCTGCCTCAATATCTAATTTAGGATCAGGTTTTACAAATGCTAGATGGCAGACAGTTAATATGAATGGCAACCTATTATTATTTAATGGAGCAGACACGCCGCAAGTTTATGACGGATCGACATTAAGCAATTCAACGATACATGGCTCAGGATTAACACCATCAGAATTAGACGGTTGCAATGTGCATAAAAATAGACTTTATGTCTGGTCAACTGATGATTCAGCTTTTTGGTATGGTTCGACTAATGCAATACAAGGGACATTTCATAAATTTGATCTTGCTGGCATAGCACCTTATGGAGGAAATTTAATTACAATGGCAACTTGGAATCATGACGGAGGCGACGGTGTTGATGATTACGCTCTTTTCATAATGTCAAGTGGTACTGCCTTATTATATGATGGCTCTAATCCTGCTAGTGCCAATGATTGGAATTTAATTGGTATATATAGAATAGGAGAGCCTTTAAGCGTAAGATCAGTTGCAAAAGTAGGTGGAGATGTTGCAATAATGACAAGACCTGATTTTGTGTTTTTCTCAGAAGTATTTAAAAATGGTGGTGCGGTAACTTCCCAAACGAAATTGTCTGGGGCTGCCTTAGATTCAGCCAATGCTTATTCTTCAAACTATGGTTGGGAGGTTGTTTTATATCCGAAAGCTTCAATCGGTGGTTGGTTGTTTTTTAATGTGCCAGTTGCTACCAATACAACTTATAAACAATATGGTTTAAATACAATTACAGGAGCAGGATTTGAGTTTTCAAATATGAATGCTAGGACTTGGGGATTATATGATAACAGCTTGTATTTTGGGGAAAATGGCTCTATAATGAAAGCAGATAATGGCTTAAATGACAATGGAAGTAATATTCCTTGCACAATACAGGCGGCTTATTCTGATTTAGGTTCTCCACAAGAAAAAGTAGTAAATGAGTTTAGAAATATAATTAATGTTGATGGTAATGTTGTTTTAAATACTACAATCAGTTTTGATTATGGCTCTAGGGCAGTTACTCAAGATGTTAGTAGTGTTTCATCTGGCACGCCTTGGGGTTCACCTTGGGGTTCTCCTTGGTCACCTGTAAGTGCAATCAGAAATGAACTAGTTGTAACTTCTGGCGAAGGTGTAGCTTTAGGAATGAAGATATTTGTTGCCTTAAATGGTCAACAACTTAGTTGGTATAGAACCGATTACAGTGTAACAGTTAATAATATTTTATAATGGGATTTTTTAAAAAAATAAAAAGAGAGGCAAAAAAAGTTGTTAATAAAGCAACTCCCGTTGGATTAGTTTATAGGGGACTTACAGGAAAAAATCTTTTTGGAAATAGCGCACCAAGATTATCATTTGAAACTCCTGAGCAAATAAGTACAGCCAATCTCTTTTCTAAACTAACACCAGAACAACAAAAGGATTTATTATTAAACAATCCTAATATAATAACACCAGGAGGAAGGCAAATATACGACCCCGTAACAAATACGGTAAGAATCGAAGAGTCGCCTTTTCAGCAAGAACAAAGAGGGAGGCAAGAAGCGTTGGCAAAAAGTCTTTCATCTCAACTACAAGGAATAGAGCTTCCAGGTACAGACCCATCAGCAAGATTTGAGCAAGGGAGACAGTTATTAGAACCAGCTTTTACAGAACAAAAAGAGCAATTAGAACAATCTTTAGCAGATAGAGGCATTCCAGCAGGAAGTGAGGCTTACGCAAGAGAATTAGACAGGTTGCAACAATCACAAGGTAGGCAATTACAACAATTATCTTTTGAATCAGTGCAAACAGCAGAAGCCCAAAGATCAGCAAGATTTAATGAATTAGCATCTTTACTTGGTCAAGCTCAAGTAGGTGGGGTAGGTTTTGAACAATTCCAACCTCAATTTAGCGGTTTAGATTTATTCGGTGCTGAGCAGGGGCAATTAAACAGAGCTTTCCAAGCAGAGCAAGCAAGAAAAGATAGAAGTTTACAGAGACAAAGTGCTTTAATTGGAGGTTTAGGTAGTCTTGGTAGTAGTGTAATTGGTGC